GTAACGACTAAGACTCACAATGCAATTCAGAAATCCCTAAGGATAAAACTGATGGCTTTGTAAGTACAGCGAGGCGTCTGACTCTTAAAATTATGACCTGACCAAAATCAGTCTGGAGGCGAACCCCCAGACATCTAAATGTCAAGCCACTCATTAAAGAGCAGGTTCGCCTCGCGACGCGTTAGCGCCGCACCATGGGGCCATCCCATGGGTTTCTATGCACGTCCAGTTTAGACTAATGCATAGTATCGATTATCAAATTATTTTAATTGGGTTGAAAATCTTACGATTTCCCAATTTTTTATGTATTTACACTAATATTATATTTGTACATAATTGGCACTCCTGTGAAGAAAAATAAAGACCAATCTTCTCCAACGGCATCGTGTTGCTGGTAAGCAACATCAAAAGCAGCAGGTGTAGGACCAATTGTATCATAATTAAATGATGTGGTTGCAACTGTGTGCGAATTACATTGTAGATTTTGAGCCTTAATAGTTCTAGCGGCTGTAAATCTTCGATCCGAATAACACGGAAATTCAACTTCTATTGTATTGTTAACATCAATATTAGTTGATGCACAACCACTTCCAGATGCAGGATTAAGCGTTAAGGATAAGAATTTCTGAAGAAATACTGATCCTTTGCTCAATGCTTGGGCTGCAGAAATAATATAACCATTGCCGGCAGGCAGATAATCATATCTAGTAACATGTGGAGCTTGGTTACTAGTTCCCGAAAACATGTATTTCTTGCGAAAAGATCCTCTCTGCCCAGCGAAACATGGAGTAAACCATGAACTAAAAGCGGTAGGGGAAGCAGTGATTTGTGTAGAATTAACAGTTAAATCAATACCGTCAGGATCATATCCCGAATAATAAGGCATATTCTTATTACGCAACACATTAATACGGACGTCATCATCTTCAGCCGCTTCAGGCAGCCAATATCGCGTATACGTATAACGTTTACACAATTCCCGTATTGATGAGGGAGGATCACCATAATAAACCAAATAAGTCTGGTCGTTAGGATCACTTTTTGATGCAATGGACACTAATTCTCCTGACGCTGTAGGCTTATCAGAGAGTGTTTCAGTACTGGAACCTGATTGAGACGCCAATAATTCAGGAGGAGGTGCTTTAAAAAGATGAATATTATGCATCTTTGAATTTGTTGGGCCAGCAAATTTTATATCATCACAAGCTGATACAAAAACATTGATAGAAATAGGAGCGTCAATACTAGGACTAACAAGGTCATTAAGAACTGCTAATTCCAGTATTCCGTTTCCTTGTGTTGTATTTCCAACTATTCTACTATTAGCCGAAAAATTACTGCCAGCAGAATATGGTTCCCCACATTCTTTCCACGGTGCGGACTGACCCCAACCTACAACAATTTCAAAATCGTCAGTTTCTGCAATATCAATTACTCGAGAATAATTTGTATTATAAGAAACTTCAGATCCTAGTTGGTTTGGATCCCAACGAACCAAAATCCTACCCTTATGGAAATCACTTTTAACTACTTGAAATCGGAATTTCAAAGAACCTTGCCAAGATTCAAAAGCAGTTGCAACAGCAGCCAAAGGAGTCATATGAATTTCTCCTTGAACATTATCCAATTGCATGGGTAAAACGCGAGTATTCCACAATAGCTGATCAGGTGTCTCATCAGGACTCCAATCAAATGTAGTTAAATAAGATTCCCTACAAGCCATATCAACAATACCCATTTGATCAGAACCATCTAATCCAACGGTGCGTGAATCTACGGTCAATTCACATTTGCTATCCATGGTTAATTTCATGGCAGCGTCTGCCGCATCTGTATTGGCCAAATTTCCCACAGGGGAAGGTTTGGTTAACACTATGTCAGTGATAATAGTTGGTCTACTATAACCAAACAATTTTGCGACATTTGCAACAGCACCAGAAGCAATCTTCGAAGCAGTCATATATGGTCCAATGATTGGAACAGAAGATAAGGCACCTGCTGCCTTCGCAATAGCTGCAGCTGGTTTTGAAATGATACCCGACCCGTATTCATCTCCATTAATTGTATTGGCATACTTACCTGCTTGCGAAATTAGTATAGGTGCAGCAGAATAAGTAGGCACGGTCAGTACAACATCCTCAGCCCACAAATAAATGGTAATAGTCACAGGATCATTACCACCATTTGCATGCAATAAATTTCCAAATGACTTAATAGTTATATCACCCATTTCACCCCAATCGGCATCGGGGATTTCCATGAAATTTTTATCATAGAAAAATGGTAAACATAATTCTCCACCAGTGTTTGTAGTGGGATTAAGAAAATGATGAGGCTTCTGAGAAGCTTGAATTAAATCTTGCTGAATGAAAGCACGTTCAACTGTGACCTCATCTCCCCGTGAGAAAGGATTATAAGACACAAGTGCCCTACCATAGTGAAATTTAGTGCCTGAAATCACCATCTTGCAATGTAGTTTCATGCGTAACAACTGATAATTAGTGATTTTATTCCTAACATATGGATTTTGACAGAATGCTGTCCAAGGATTAAATTTATAATAAAATTCATCCCCAACAATCCAAGATTGTGCAGACTGACGAATGGGTCGTTCCAAAAACTTACCTAATTCTGTATCTGAGTTGTTGCCCAAATCCATAGTAGCCTCGTAATTACCGGAAATTTTCGTAGTCCAGCCCGCATCTTGATCGGCAAAAGCCGTGATTTGTTCTGTAATGGCAGTTTGAGACTCCATCTCCATTATACCAGGAGGGGGAGCATCATCTGAACCAGATTGCGAAACCATTTTAAGACCCATGAGCCCATCAACTTGTTTTTGCAACATTTTACAGTGACGATACTTTCTGCCCAAGTTCGTCTGGAGTTCCTCAATTCGACGTTCCAATAAAAGTACAGGATTGTCTTCATCAAAAGGAAAAACTCTATGAAGTGCAGGTGAGACCTGCGGTACGTTTGATGTTTCAAGAGCAACATCTTGCTCATTTATAAAAAATAATGAATTAGTAATGAAATTTATGTTATAATATGCGAGCGTCATTAAGCCAACATACCAGTGCTATTTTCTTGGAGCGGGCCACTCCGATGCTAAATAGCATCACCTTATACCCTACATATGCACCTGTCCACTAATTAAAGGAAATTCAGATCCTTAGACAAAGTGCGTTATTATCACATATATATCTCTTTTTCGTTTTAACAGCATAGAGAAACACTGATTACCGGTATAAAGCCCCAGTAACGGGCTGCGTCTGAGCTCTAAAGCTCAAACTTGTTTTTGTACCAAAGCATACGCTCATCATACGTGGGAATTGGAGTCACATATGATTGAATACCAGCTTCAAGAGCTACTTGTTGCAACTCTTCAACTCGCTTTGCGTACACGTCGCGCCCAAATTCAAAATATTTGAGGGCAACATTTTGGATGGCTTCAGCGCTAGATTGTTCCACAGACAATACCTTTGATTGGATATGTGTATGAAGCATCTTTGCAATAGAGCCATCCTCTACGGGAGAACGATAAAGTTCAAGATCGTCGTCCCAAACAGCAAAATGCTTTAAAAAGGAAGCTTCACTTAAATGAACAAAAGGCACTGATTCAGCATCTTTGTCAGCCATTGTATAAGTAATCCCAACTTTCAAAAACTCTGCTGCAATTGCGGTGTGATTAAAATCATCATACCCTTTTGCTACTGTCATGATATTATCGTCACCATAAGTCATGAGAGCAACAACATCGGAGAATAACGGAGTTCTCCACCATCCTTTATCCTTAGCAATTGCGTAGTAAGTGTATCTCATATATAAAGAATTCACTAAACTATTGACGACAACGGTCATAGGATGGCCAGATGGATTAGACCCGAAGAATTGAACAATAGTCCCAAAATAGTCATATGTGGGATAAGAAATTTCTGAAGCAATACCAGTCATGATAGTAATATCATCAACATCATATTTTTCGGACTTTTCAGCAATCTTAATCATAAGTTTAAATGACATCAACATAAATTGAACACTCATTCTTCCATCAAATTTTGCATAATCTCCAGCAATGGCACGGTCCCAACCGTTTTTACCAATGTGATTATACAACTCCGTCCACTCCGGAGACTGAACCACAGTACCAACTGCACATTCAGTGATTTCTTTGTTTCGTTGAACCAAAGCAGCAATAGTCAAGAAATATCTTCTCACTAAAATAACAAATGCTGTATTGGCAGCTGCAAAGACACGTTGTTTGTCTTTTGATAGCTTACCAGGTTCATCCTTCAATGCAGCCTTAAAAACTGTATTGATGCTCCTCCCAGCGAGGAGTTCCGCTTCCAAGCGGGCAACTTCTTCCATGATTAAAGGATCCATATCTCTCACACATGTGATACCTTCAACAACGCGATCACTTTTTGTAACATACTTAGTTTTAGGTCCTTTTAAAGGGAACCCAATCGATGTCGCAAAATTCATTGCGTTTAATCCCAAAACTCCATCAGCTCCTGCCAAATTAATATCATCCGATATTTTTCCGACTTTAGCTAATTCAGTTTTTGGGATTTTGTCCAATTGGCAAGAATAATCCACAAAAGCCTTTTGAACTAGAGCCCCATCAAAGCGACATGCAGTATCAACTTTTCCTGCAATGTCAGCTTCCTTGTGCCTGACAGCACCCATATCCTTGGGTGCACCATGAAGTCTCTCGATGCCCATCACTGAAGTAACAGCTTTGGAAATCTGAGAAACAATCACAGAAGACTTAGGTGAAGAAAGAGGTAAGTTATGCGATCCGTGAACGCGAATCTTAGCGTCAATGGGCAAATCACGTACAACACATTTATCATGTGGGGCAGTCAAAGGACCAAAATTAACACCAAGAACCTCAGTTTCCATAGGAGTAGCAGAATGAGATACAAGCACACATGGCAGCGCACTAAGTTTTCCAATCGCATCCATAATAGTCGCACGGGTCACGAAACCAGCTGCACCTTTGTGCCCAACACCAGCAAGATGGTGTCCAGCAATAAAAGGTACCCCTTGAGCTTCCCCTATTAGTGTACCCATACACAATCCTCCGAAAGTTTCACGAGGGAATGTATATCGATAACCCTGGAACGTTCCACCTTCAGTGGTAAAAACGCGTTCCTTACGAGCAGTCATACTAGGATACTGAACTAATTCCCCAGATTTATTATACAATGTATAAACATCAAGATGTTTCCCATCATAAATTTCCTTAGGGTAATAATCAGTAATATCTTTATGCAATCCTGCACTAGGTGCATACCACACGGCCAAATCAGTACCTGGAATGTGATATGTACAAGTACGATCCAATGGCACGTTTTTAAAAGTATGTCCTCCAACTTTTAATATTGTAACAAACTCAGTAGTTTTCCCAATAAAATGATTAGGTATTAAAAGAACATTACTCTTCAATGGTATGGCATTACAATGATTTGAATCATCCTTGACAACATCAAGCATGCGTTTACCCAACATTTGGTTAAATACAGAGTGTGAAATTGTTTTACTTTTTTCTGAAACTCCCGCATTTCCAAACTTATATTTAGATTCAGCAGCTCTAGTATCCCAAAATTCTGTTTCTTTTTGATAATCCTTCATATCCGATTTGGGCATAGCAATATAGGGAGCTGATTGCTTTGATGGCAAGGCATTGTATTTCCTAACTAAAATGACAAGCAATTTCCAAATACCCAAAGAACCGAGCAAAAATAACACTCTTGCTTTAGTTTTCCAAGGAATTGTTTTAAACCAAACCGAAGGTAATGTTACTCGAGACCACTCTTTAATAATTTCTTGTCGAGCCTCGTCTAACATTGCGTGCACATAATAGCACATAACAATAGTACAAACAAAAGTCCACATAATTTCATCAATAAGCGGAAAAATAAAATATCCAAAATACGATTTGATCAAATGAACAAAATGAAGGACAAAATATCCTCCAAAAACACCCGAAAGGTAATACGGCATTAAATAAAATATCACTTCCATAATCAATTGTGTATGAAAATAAGCGATAATGGCATTGCCATATTGAGATCTCAAAATGCGATCAATGGTAAATGATAACCACCTACAAAAATCAACTTCAAATTCTTTGAAGAAGGAAACAACTTCTAAATAATATTCAAAACCAACTTGTGATTCCAATGGATCCTTAGATAAGGGTTTGCAATGTTCACACATATGTGGTGGCAATTTATGTTCACATAATTCCTTGTTTCTGAGATTTCGTTGTCCATCTACAAACTTCTTTTGACTTGCATAATATTCCGCCGAATAATCACGTAAGAATGCCAAAAGAGTGTGAATCTCAAC